GCGCCAGGATGTCAGCGGTATTGCCGGACATGCGCACACTATTGCGGTACATCATGCCGCGCGTAGGGTCGTACACGCCCCAGCCGTCGAACATCACCCCGCCGACAGTCGTGCCTACTTTCGAAAAGGTATCCCTTCCACCGTTGCGGATATCTCCGAACTCGTACCGGCACCAATATGGGAACCCGGAGCCTCCCGCGTCCATGGTGGCATACGCTACATCAACGCCACCTTCATCGACTACGATGGTGGCCCCGCCGACGTGAGAGCGGACGCTCAAGTCATAAAGGAATGAAGGATCAACCGCGTCAACGTCATCAACGCGCAGATGCCATGCGTTCGAGCCAAGCGCAGTTACATCCCAGCCCGTCCCATTTCCGCCTCCGACCTTATTCGGATCAGCTAAAGCGATGTCGAATACCCATGGGCCCACACGCCGGGTAACGTGCGGACTTGCCGTTACCAGTTCCTCCATCGGTCCGCCGCTCTTTGCCGCGGCCCCACCGAACGTGCAGAACATTTTATTGTTCGGCAACCAAACGTTATTGCTGTAAGTGTGGCTGGACTGCGGCGCGTCTTTAGAGGGAATAGTCGCGCTGACGGTATCGGTAAAATCAACTACGGTTGGAAGAGAGCCCAGACCCCAAAGGCCAGTATCACCCTTCCAGAAGTAGGTTTCATCCCCGTAATAATTTGCATGACCGCCGCCGAACATGACTATCTGGCCGTTCGTCTCATCCCAGGCAAAGCTTGACCATGCATAGATAACTGAAGCCGAGTTCCCGAGGCTGTCAGGGAACGGAGGCAGAGACGCAGTTGGTATAGCCACGTCCAGAAAGCTGTTTACGCTGACCTTGACCCACTCGTTTGTTGGCGTCGCCGCAATGATTGCCCGAAGCCGCCCGTATGGATCAGTCGATCCTGTGCCGCTTGTATTCGCCTGACTGCAATTTGATCCAGTTAAATCCTGCGCACGGGTTATTTGTCCCGTGCCACTGGAATTTCCTTGTGCGCAGCTATCACCGAACAGAATGCCGTCTATGCCTATCGCGCCTGTGCCGCTTGTATTCGCCTGACTGCAATTTGATCCAGCCAAGGTAATTGGCGGAGCTGTGAATATCGTGAACGGAGAAGAAGATAGAGTGCCTATATCAGTGGAATTCAGAGCACCAGCAAACGCCTGGAGCGTTATCATCTTCTGGGGTTTTGTAGCATCCCCTTTTATGCTGAACGTCTGGCCGGACCCCATCACGCCGGCTTCGACATTTACAGTCCCAGTCTTTACAAGAGAGCCGTTGACGTATAGCTTTACCGTCCTGTCCGCATCGGTATAAACCATGCACACGGCCATCGGGGTAACACCATCCGTAGCAATTCCTCCAATGGCTACCTGATTAGCTCCTCCCCACTTAGTACCCGCATCCAGCCTAACGAATCCAGAACCCCAGGTCCCTACAAGCAAGTTCCAACCATACGACACGCCGGAACAGTCCATAAGGGTCTGGGCTGTGTCGTCTGGCAAAACGCCGTACCAGAAGAAAGTAAAATCCCCACCCACGCGTGGATCAAGATCCGTCTCGACCAGCGCCCAGGTCGTTGCAGTTGACGCTGGCTTGTAGGCGAGATTTCCACCTATCGTCTCAGTCGTTCCGGCAGTTCCGCCCTTGTGCGTGGACGTGAGTAGCTCGTCAAGCACGCTCTCGCTGGGGCGAAGAACAAACCGGGCATACTGCCCGATAGGATCGCTTACATTTACCGGCATTTCTTAGGTCGGCTGGCTGCTGGTGTAGGTGATCGACGGGAAATTCACGGTGTTCCCACTGGTTACGACCTGATCCGAGGTTTCGTCCGTGACCCACAAAACCTTGGCTGATCCATCCGTAAAAGCGATGTGAAGATTCGGAGTGGCGCCCGAATTTGCTGAAGCAGTCGCGCTCTTGCCGCTCGCTGTGGTCAACACGCGAGCTGCGCCATCCGATCCGGAGAGTGTATAGTCGGTTGATGTCATCGTTACTTCAGCCACTTTGTTGCCGGTAACCGTGGCATAGCTGTCGGCGGCTGCATAAGCCTTGATGAGCAGCATCTTCGTTGCGCCGCTCTTTATTGCATTTAGCCCGCCGTCCAAGACGTCGGAGTGTGAATATTTAGCCATTATTTATCCTGAAATAAAAACAGCCCCATGGTTAGGGGCTGTCTGGTTACTTGGCTTCTTGAGCCTCGCTTTTTTGGCTCTCGGCTTTTGGCCGCTTGCCTTCCGCTTCTACCGCAATACCGCGCTTTATCCAGTGCCATGCGGCATGATCTTCAAGAGTTTTGATATCACCCTCCTTGTATGTCACGCCACTACTCGCCACTGCCTCAGCGAGAAACTTGACCGTCTTCATAGACCAACGACCTGAACCACCGAGGCCGGGTCAAAGTCAGTCACAGGCTTGTGACGGGGATCGATGCCCAGAACAATTGCCGCGCCGTCAGAAGTGGCAACCCCGACAGTCATCACCAACTTAACGAAAGGCTTGGTCTGGTAATCGGATTGAGAAGGATCGAAGTTCATCACGGCTTGCTTGTTGTCGCCGGTTGCCTTAACAATCTGCGTCAGCGCAGTGATATTCGAGTCCTGCGGGTTATCACCAGCAGAGTTATCGGCCTGCACCCACTTTGCATCGACCGTCGCCGATGTTCCCAGAGTTCCGGTCGAGATAATTCCCATCAGGCGATTGTACAAACGCATATCAACCCATCCTGAGCTTTTCGCGGCAGCCGTCAGCGCTCCAGGGGCAACCACGGCAGCGACGGCAATCCGTTCGCTGCCTTTAGAATTTATAGCAGACATAGTGATTTTCCTTTTGAAATATTCAGAGGAACCGGCCCGAAGACCGGTTATCCGGATTAGCTGCCAGTACGATCATTCAGAGTCACGAAGAACCCGCGAGCAGTGCTGCCAGATTGGAACGGCGCGATGGTCGAGTTCCACCACGGCTGACCGCCGATCCGCAACACAAACCGGAAGGAAGTGATGTCGTAGTCGAAGAAGAGGTGAATGGAAACATCGCTACGAATGCCGCCAGCTTTGACCACGGTCAGGTAGTTGCTGAAATCACCAAGAACGATATCTCCTTTATCCCCGAGAGCCTTGCAAGCCTCGCTAGGGATGACGGGCTTACCGAGCAGCGTTGCGTAGGGAGAAGCAGACAGGCCACCAGGAGGCAGGTAAGCGGGAACAGCAGTCCCGGTTCCAGGAAATTGCATTTGCATCAATTGCATTTCCACGTCCGGGTTAACCACCCACCTGGCATTGAACCGCGCCGCGGGAGTCAGCGCATTCCACATCTTCACGATGTTGGTGAAGTTGACCGTATCCGCCGTTTGGCTGGTTTCTTGCGTTACAACGACGGTGCCGGGCGATTGCATAATGCCCAGAGGCATGCCGATGCCGGTGCCATTGATGATCGCGTCGTTCAAACGGAAATTGATCTTCTCCGGAGCCTTCTTATTGACGTAGTTAGCCATCCCTGGCGCGTCTTCCAGAAGTTCGTCGGTCAGCGGCACAAGAGCGATGATCTTGTTCGCCTTGACATTCTTTTCCACCAGAGCGGGCTTGGATTGAGCCTTTTGACCGCCCTCAGATTCCCAATATGCTTGAATGCCGCCAGATGATTGCCAATCGGAGGTTTCATCAGCGGGGCAGGAAAATGCATTGGTGGAGGTGACTTGCTGGTCAGTCAAGCTCAGAAGTGAGTTTTCCCCCATTATCTTGGTGATAATGGTGCTACGAAAATCAGGGGGAATAGCGAATCCACCGTCAGCGCCGGTGCCTTCGCTACCATAGGTAGAAGGAGCGTTTGCAATCAAGCGAGGATCGGCCTGCGCGCCCCGGCGAGACGAGGCAACAACCGCGCTCAGGTACTCAGCGTGGGAACGGAACCCCCATTTATTGGCATCGGCGCTGCGTGGCTGAGCGAAGATCTTGGGAGACGCTTTCGCAGCCTGCATCTGAGCCTCATCTACAAGCTCAGGAGCAGACCTGCGACCAGCCGGCGCAGCGACTTTAGCATTGATTTCGTCCAATTGTTTTCTGCGCTCGATGTCCGCTTCTACTGCAGCAAACGAGGCGAATATCTCGCTCATTTCTTTTTGTTCGTCGGCAGTGAGTTCTCGTTTTTCCGCATCGGCGCGGGCCTGTATGCCATTGCCAGCGGTATTCAGCTCAATCAACTTGTTTTGGAGGTTTTCCAGCGTTTCGGCGTCGTTAAATACCATCGCCAAAGCCAGCATTTCAAACATACAAATATTCATTTCTCTTCCTTTAAAAAATAAAAAAGCCGCTCTAGGCGGCTGGACTGGTTTGAAAAGGGCTGGCCCTTATTTTCCGGAGCTGGCTCCGAGAAGCTGTTTTGTCCGCATATTCATGCGAGCAAGCAAAACGTTAGGCGCCGTGGCTTGTTGCTTGAGCGCGTCTGGAACGTTGTTAAATTTGGATAACATGGGGAATTCTGCCTTCATGGCTTTCTCTTCCGTGGTCTTCGTGGCAAATCCTCTCTCGACTGACTCAGCGGCATTCATCCATGTCTCGGCATCCATCCACGCGGCAATCTGCTTTCCATCTCCGCCTGTCTTGGATACATACGTCGTGAGTATCGTGTCGCGAACCTTGTCCAGCGAATCGGCATACTTGCGCATCTCTCCAGATGTTCCAATAACGAATCCCCAGGGATCGTGAATCATCATCATGCCGTTTTCGGCTATGTTGATCGTATCGCCTGCCATGGCAATCACAGAGGCGATGCTGGCAGCAATGCCGTCGATATGGACGATTTTTTCACCGGAGAAACGTTTTATCTGGTTGTAGATCGAGATCCCATCAAAAACTGAACCGCCGGGCGAATTGATGTAGATATCCATCGCATCGACAGAGCCCAACTCTTTCACTGAGTCAGAAAATGACTTCGCGGTTATCCCGCCGAACCAACCCTCCCCTATCGACTCATAGACATAAATCTCGCCACGCTTGCCTGCCTTCTTCGCGAAAAACGCTTTATTCATGATTGATCCTTTAAAGCATTGGCAGCGGCAACGTCCGGAGCCATTCCGTTCAAAACTTCGTAAACCAGAGATCTTGCGGAAGCGAATTGCTCTCCCATTTCGGATATTTGCTCGTCTGCATAGACCGTAGCATCTTTAATTGCTCGTTCTTTCCAGTCTGAATGCTTAGCATCACGCAACGCTGCAGCGCGATTTTCCATGCGCCGCTGGATGCGGGCATAGACCGAAGTAAGCCACGCCTGCGCAGTCTGGCTTTCGCTCGGCGGAGGCGTCATGTTCGTGCCAACATCCTCCAGCCGCATCATTGCGCCCTGTATGACATGAACATTTCCTTCCGGCCCTATCGTGTTTTCTCCGAGCTTTGCGCGAACGTCATTAACTGAGTACACGCCAGCGTTAATTCCAGCGGAAAAACCCTGCATGCGGCTTTGAAAATCACCTTCTGAGGCCCAATCAACATCGATCTCGATGAACTTTTGCGCCCCGCGAGCAGGGAATAGCTTGTAATCAGCTTCCTGCTGGATCTCCTGAATCCAAGGGCGCAGCGTGTCTCTACTGAACTCCAGCCCCTGATGTTCAATGTTGTTGTTAGTTGCTCTGAGAAGGTGCGCTATCTTGTGCGGAGGAACGCGAAACCAGCGGCATACTTCCTCAATTATCTGGTACTTCGCTTCGATTAACTGAGCATCGTCTGCGTTATTTGCAAGCTGATGAATCGTCCACTTACCTTCGAATATTGATGGTTTGTGCGATTTATCAGGCCCCACGTACTTCCTATTTATCCCCTCTTCGTACTCTTTCCGTTTCTCAGGAGTAAGGATCGAATCTGACTGGAAAATCGTGCCTAGCTGAGCGTTATTCCCAAAGTACGCAGATGAGAATTGGTCGATTGCGATAGACCGGCTTATCGTCTGGATAGCTTTCGCTATCATGTCGTCGCCAACACTACCGACCAGACTTGCTCCCCGAATGTGATAGACATCAGATGGATCAAGATCGATAGCGCCGCCAGCGTAATCTTGGGTTACGCGGTACTTGAATTCTCCGAATTCATTACGAATAGGAGTAACGCGATCAGGAGAAATGGGCCAGAGAGCAACAACCCGGCGGGACATGTCTCGCTCTATCTCGGCGTATCCATTCCCATACCCCACGGCACCAATCATCATGGACCGTTTGGCCGCTTGAGCGGTCATCTCAGCATTTGGCCTGGTGTTCAGGACATATTGCAGGTTATCGTCAGGTATTGCCTTCTTATCGTCAGCTCCACGTACCCCTTGATACACGTTCCAGTCAGATGATGCGAGGCTGGATGCGACCACATCGATACATGCCCACACCGCTGCTGACATGAAAGCGCGCTCATGCGTAACATGGATGCCAGCGCTATTCTCTCCATGAGGAAAGAAAAAATATGAGCCTCGTTGTGGATTTGCGGGCTTAACGCGCAAAGCATTCCACAGAGCGCTAAATGGATTCTTTAATTCCACGTAATGTGGGTATCTTCGTTCGGCTTAGCATCCGCAGCCATCGCTACAGCCATCGTCAAAGCAACCATCCCGTCTATCCGTCCAGTTGCTTTCATCTTGGTAAATTTCCTGTTGCCGGCCGGATCGCTCACAACCGTTGCGTTAGCCGCGCACATGGTTAGGACAGGATGCATGCCGTGTTCCAATTTGTTCGCCAGGAGCATGGATTCCAGTTCCCTGATTGCGGGAGACATACTGGCGTAGCCTTGGCCGAATTCGACGAACTTCTCTAACTCAGCTTCTGAGAATCCAGCTTCTATCAGCCACGGCTTGAGGAAACGCATGTTGTAACGGTCAAAGGCTATAGCCTTCACGTCGCAGCGGTCAAAAAGCTTTCTCAGATAATCCGCAACGAACTCATATTCGATTGCGCGACCAGGAGTCGTCTCTAAATGCCCTTGCTGCGCCCATAGGTCATAAGAAACGCGGTCTGTACGTGACTTCTGCTCCAGCCCTTCGCTCGGCAACCAGAATGTCGGCTTGACGTGCCACTTCTCGCCAACCACTCCGACCTTGGTCAACAACACCAAAGCCGTTAAGTCTGAAACGCTGGAAAGGTCCAGACCGCCGTAAACCTCTAGCCCGTCAAAATCCTCGACCGGCATACCGGTATTGTCTTCCCACAGCTTGCGCGGGATCAGCGGATTCTTAGCCTCGACACGCTGATTCAGGATCAGGTTTCTGTAAGCTGCCTCACGGGACGGGAGGCGCTTTGCTTCATCAGCCTGGCGCCGCACCTCATCCTTGTTCATGAAGATGTCGTAATGCGGGTTTGCGGCGCGTATCGCTTCTTCGCTGAACGGGTCCATATCCAGCGGAGCGGAATGAATCCGGACCTTTACCCGCGGATCGGCTCCAGACAGAGCATCGTCTATCAGCATGCTCAGCAAATCGGCATCAGTTGCTGCCTGAGTGCTGATGATGACGCTTAATGGCTCTTCCTGTGCTGCAGCAGCAGTCTCCAAAGCCTCGTAAAGCTCTGAACGATTTCCTTTAACCTGACCAAGCTCGTCATGGACGGTAAAGGCCGGGCTCAATCCGTAGGCTGTCGACGCATCGGCAGACAGCGCCCTGTAAAGCGTACCGAGCTCAGGACATGCCAGTTGCTTCGCCGTATCGCGGATTACGATGTACTGCGACAAATCAGGCGACATTCGAACAATTTTAGCCGCCAGCGCAAATAACAAAGCCGCTTGATCGCGGCTCTGGGCATCACTATAAAGCTGAGAATTTCGTCGTGCTTCTGGACCACATAAATGAAGCAGGAGCAAGAAGGAGGCAAACGCCGTCTTAGCGTTCTTCCGCCCCATCGTTAGAATGAATACGCGAGTCGGCGAGTCGTATATATCCCGCACCCACTCTTTCTGCTCTTTGGTAAGTTTGAGAGCTTGCCCTACCAGCTTACCTTCCGGGATCTTGCAATGACGCTCAAGCCACGCAATATTGCGAGACGAGCGCTTTAATCCCAAGGTCTAACTTTCCCTGCTTTCGCTGTTGCCGTTGCTGCGGAACCAGTTGTATATCGCGCCTGCTGCGTCAGCCGCATCTTCGTTGCGAATGACTGAACTAGGCGAGCCTGACGCTCAAGCATCTTATACAGGCGATCCTCTTCCTTCATGTCGTCCATGCCGCCAGACTTCTCTACCGCGTCAACCTTTGCAGAAAGTATCTCATGGGAAGCGATGGCCTTCACATAGCCGATAAGCAATGACTGCGCGTCAATCGTGAACCAGCCAGCAGGCTTTGCGCCAACAATCTCCATCCAAAGCTCCGTTTGCCGCTCAGTCAAAGACTCCGGAGGCGATAACCGCGCATCCTTAGGATCAATTTTTGGAACAACGGATAAACTGGCTGCTGATTTTCTTGCCATATTCCTAAAATTCTTAAAAACTTCCAGTTTTGTTACGATTTATGAAAATAACTTGGACAGCGCGGTCTGGAGGCTTAGCTCTAAGGGAATGGATTGGCCCCTCCCCATTCATCATCCAAACATCAGCAATTGATCGTTCGCACTACCATTTGACTTGTTGGCATTACACCGTCTACACAGCAATTGAACATTTGTCTTGATGTGCTTTCCACCCTTGGATAGAGGTTGTATGTGATCAAGCTCTGGAGCCGTTGACTTGATCGTTCCTCTATGCGTCCATGGAGTCTTTGCAAGTATCATTCATTACCTATTCCAATGATGCTTAGGATCAATCGGCCTGCCTGATACGTCACATCCCACAACACGCCCAGACTTCTCCAGCCTCTGCTTATGGCTTGAGTGACAGTTGGTACAAAGTGATTGGTGATTCGACTTATCCCAGAACTTCTCTTGATCGCCGCGATGCGGGGTGATGTGATCTACTACTGAGGCTATCCTTCCACACTTAGCGCAGTACGGATGCTTGAGAATATATCCTGCTCTGTACTTCTGCCATGCACTACCGTAGCCGCGCTGCGCTGATGTGGCGCGTGTCTTGACCATACGACAGGCAATAAAAAAGCCCACGTCTTGGGTGGGCTTATGGTGGAGTTAAGCGAGCGGCATTAAACTATAAATATTCTTTTGCTCTGTCAGACACATCGGCCTTCACGCTAAAGCTATCCAGCACAACGCCTTCAACAGCGCCTTCCTGAGCTTGACCGATTAACTCAATCTTGGTTTCTTTTAGCTTTCCGCCTATCCAGTAGGTTGGCCTCGGTTCAAATTGAGTCATGCACAATTCGTTGTGCGTTATAACTACTGATCCAAGCCATCCTTCTGGATTTGGAGCGTCGCCAATTGGAGTTATTTTATAGATATTCACTGCGGCGGGATTATGGATTACGTTGCGGGACGGTAGGTTAATCTATCTCAATCGTTTAAACGAGTCTTGCGGCATATCTATTTTTACCCTGCAAGAATCATGGAGCGCTTCTGCATGCCACAAAGGAATATCTGCTAACTTGGCAATGTTCAAAATCACGCTCTCTCTGAACTTGGCATTGAAGTCTTTCGAGATGCGTTCTTGAAAGACTGAGCAAGGAATAAGATTTTCGATATCCATAAACAAAAACCCGCTCAGTAGCGGGTTATGTTCTCTGTACGGACTTATGAAGCAATAGCATGAATGTATAGCATTTTCGGCGTTTAGTCAAGAAGCATTACTTGAACGCCGCTTCCCATCCTTAATCAGTTATTTCACGCATCATTTTAGCCAGCAGCATCCCCAAATAAGACTCAAGAGCAGCAGTGTCATTCTGCAGCTCAGGCTGCAACATAATAATACGGTCACATAAAATGCTCTCACCGTCCTTAATGGTGCTCAACGTTAATTGGTATTCTTTCACGCCACAGCCTCCCTTTTCTCGTAAATCAAGTCTATCTGATTACCTATTAACTTATAAGCCTCATTCAGACATCGCACATAACGCCTTGGCGAACCACCGAAATAATGCGCCTTGTCCATGTAATTGATCTTTGTGGAGAGGAATTCTACCCAAAGTACAGATTGATGGATAAGAGGCAGCATTTCATATGCTCTCTGGGTGACGATACATTCTGCCTCAACACCAGGATCGGGAAAATATGTAGCCGGTGGTACTAGACGCATAAAGCTGACTTGCCCAGGGTATCCCAGCGCATTACCTGTATTCATCTTCCAACGTGCCCAGCGAAGGAGCATATTGATTACTTGAGCTTCGATCATTTCGACTCCTTACAAATCACTTTCTTGAGCTTTCCTCTTAACCCTCTCCCACTGCGCTATCATGTAATCTGCTAGTTCGATTACATGTTCCTTTTTGAGATTGTCTTGATAAGGCTCAGGTGAATGGATCATGAAGTCATACCCTCCATATATGCCACCAGACTCGTCTACGCTTATTAGTCCTGCATGCGCATATATCTCTGTTCCATCCGAAAAATAAACACGACTCCCCTCAAATTTCATTTCCTACCTCCGTTCCTTTTAGCACTCTTCACCAAGGCCTTTACTCTCCTCCGATTCTGCTTCAGCCTGATCTCGAAATGCTTCTTTTCTGCTGCCTCGGTGCGCCTGGATTCGGCGATGAGACCGTCGCAGATCAATTCTGGGTTTCCATACATCCAAGATGGGAGGGCGCTACTCTTCACTTCATCGCCCCACGAACCCATCTGCCATATTCAGTGTAATAATTTAAAACGTGATCCATAAAACCCATCCACCAAGGAATCACCAAGGCAATAACAACAATAAACAACACTGCAAAACCACAGGCCTTTATATGCGTCATCACTTAGCCACCTTTATCAACTCGCTTTCCCACAACCAATTTTGCGTTTTTGCATACGCTCTCAGCCACGCAAAAAATTTCTCTTCTCGTTCCATCTTATCCAACAGCATATGGGCTTCATGGCAGAGGCTGGCGAAAGCAAAGTCGTTTGATTTGTGTCCATGCCCTCTTCCGAAAATATGGCTGTCGCTGTGAGCTGGCTCACATCCGAGATACTCGCCACACTGGTGCGGATAGTCGGCGAAACACGGTGCGTCATGGGATAGGTCGAGCAATTTGCGCGAGCGAAAAGTCATGCATACCTCCTATTCATCATTTCCTCATCCCTGGGACTTTCTGGCTCACTCCATTGCACGCCATGATCACTACCATAAGCCGCCACATACTCGATCAGACTGGCCATACGCTTTATACTCATCTGCGCCGACGATTCGCGGATATTCGTAAATTCACCTTCCAAGCCGGGAACGATGTCTGCGCCTGCCCCTGTGGCGATCGCGTGACCGGAGATAAACAGCACCTTCCACTGATCTTTGGAAAGCCAGCGGCCCATGTACTGCAATTGCTTTGAAACATCTCCACACATCGCATGAAACTTATCGCTTTGAATTTCTCTGCGCGTTGTTGGTTTAATCAGGCACGTGTAATCCTCAGGCGCCGCCTCAATGCACTGGTGAGCGTATTGACGCTGTCTGGGGCCAACGAGGAATATGGTTTGCTTTTCGCTCATGCAGAAATAATGCGCTTTAGTCTTTTGTCATTCCCGCCATATATCGCTTTGAATTCAAACTTTACGCATGGCGTGGAATAAACGGTTTTGGATGGAGTTTTTGAAATCTCTGTTAGATCTAGGCACTCCCTAACGTATACGAAGTGGCTTGTAACTATGTCTGGATATACCAGCTCTTTCTTATTGCCCTTGAGAAGTGATTCAGCGTCTCTGCTGATTCGCAATACAGCCTCTGTATCCTCACAATCACCAACCGCCTTTACCAATCTCTGAAGCAATGCCTCCATTTCCTTTCTGTCTGGTCTCATCTATTTCCCCATTCGTTTTTTAAGATTCCAACTCCTTCACGATTTTCATCCAATAACCTCTCCCATCCAGCCACCGCCTTCCCTATTTTTCTTAACCTTGATCGCTACGAACTTAAATGGATACATACCAGCAGCAACCTTTATTTTTACCCTTGCGTCATCGGTCCAGAATCCCTTGGTTTCGTGGATCTCGATCTGTCCATCTGAGCGCATCAACGCAAAATCAGGCGTATAAAAGGTGTTGTCCGCCAACCTGAATTTCATTCCCTCGAACTTGTACCAGAGCAATTCACCGGCCATAAGGAGTGTTTTGAGGTATGCGTCATAGGCGGCTTCGGTCTTATTCATCTCACCAGTCTTGAGCCTGCCGAGCGCATACATAGGCCTCCTCACTTCACCATCCCCTTCGCCTCTTCCGCCGTCAGATAAATCCCCATCATCTTGTCTCCTTCCCAAAGCGTGTATTTCGGCTCACCATCCACAAATGACTTGGATATAAAGTGAGTGCCATGCTTGTATCCTTTGCCTTCCAAGTGATCGCCGTTGGTTATGGCGTAGGGGTTTAGGGTGAACCATTTCATGCATCACTCAATTCCGGCTCTTTCTGAGAGCAAGCGGAATGCTGTTGCAGCCACGATTGGAACTTGACCGTTGCCAATGGCTTTAAGTCTGTCCATGCTGTCGGCCATATCATGATTTTCTCTACACACATAGGGCACGGATTTCCCAAGAAGTAGACGCTTAAACCAATCTGCTTCCCAATCTTCAAACGCCGCTGTATGCTTGGCATCGTGAAATTTCCCCTTGCTCTGTTGTCGGAAGCGTTTGGAGTAGGCAACAATCCAGATTCTTTCTCGTAAGTGGGGCGCGCCAACATCGGCTGCGGATAGCACTCCCCATTCCGCATCGAACCCCATCGAGGCAAGATCGGCGAGCACTCTGTCGAGTCCTCGATTAACGAGAGCTGGGCTGTTTTCAATGAATGCGAAACGGGGTCGTACTTCGCCAATGATCCGCGCCATTTCTGACCACAATCCGCTCCGTTTCCCCGTGATTCCGACGCCTTTTCCGGCAACGCTGATGTCCTGACATGGAAACCCGCCAGATACGACATCAACAATTCCTCTCCATGGCTTTCCGTCAAAAGATTCAACGTCAGACCAAATCGGGAAAGGTTCGAGAATTCCATCATTTTGTCGTTGCGCCAGAACTTGTGCTGCGTAGGCATCACGTTCAACTGCGCAGACTGTTCGCCACCCGAGCAGCTTGCCGCCGAGTATTCCTCCACCGGCCCCAGCGAAGAGCGCGAGCTCACGGAGTACATGAATGCTTTGCTGAACATCCATGTCATTCCGAACCCTCATCCCAATCGAATGCTCTTCTGCCCGCCTTGTCGAGCAACTTTCTCCATTGATCATCTGGCATAAGCTGATCTCGTTCCACGACCAGGAACAGATCACTTCCGCTGATACCAGCTTCGCGCGCTGCCTCAACAACATTCCATCCCGCAATATCCAGCACCTTCCTAACGTTCTCTGGCGTCTGCTTCATATCCAAAGAGAACATGCAGGGGTGACCTGAGGTGTAGCCCATCAGGCAGCCCTCGCGTCGATTTCTTTTGCCAACATGGCATAGCACTCCTGGGCCGCTTCCATATCTGCCCTTGCTTTTGTTTTCATCTCTTCCACCTCTTCCGGTGTGCAGTTGTGGTATTCGCATACCTTGCGGAAGTTTTCCGCGAATTTTTTTGATACTTTTACTGGTCCCATAACCCTTTCTCTCTTCGATGATCCTTCTTTATGCCTGGCCCTCGCTTTTGGTGAGCAAAGACGCAGCCATCCCTGGATAACTGGCCTTTACATGATTCGCTTTATGGAGCCGCATCATGACGCGTCAGCCGTTCGGTCTAGGGCGCTAACTTCGCCACCCTTGTTCGCATCTCAGACCTATCCCACAGTGCGACTTTCCCTGTATCCCTGCCGGCGAGTCCCCGACGAATACAGCGGCTGATTTACCCTACAGCGCGGACTTTCCTCAACTGCATAACCGCCTTGCAGACGGCAATCAATCCCTCCGATGAATGAACATCATTCCAATCCTCTCCAACCGTGTCAGGCATGAGCCAAGGCAACCCCGTTGCCGCCGCAGCCTGTTCGCCGGTCCTTGAACTATCGTTATCTGCCATCACGAAATGTCCATGGGTCTTTGCCACATGGATAATGTTCGAAGCTGAGAAGCAGCATATGACTGAAACATTTAGACGCAGCCGCTTCACCGCTGCATGCACCGATAGACCTGTTGCATATCCCTCGCATAAAATCGCTTCTGAGCCAGTACCAAGGCGATACACGGCCTCTTTGGCCTTCATCCCAGGGAGAAACTTCTTCTCGAACTTTTCTGTCTCTTCGTTCCATTTGATGGCCTGAAGTCCGACCAACTTATTGCTTCCACAATCGCGCATCGGGATCAGCAAAACACCCTCGGTAGAAACCATTCCGCGCGCGTCAGGCAGTTGTTTCGACTTGAGATAGGCATGAGCATCAATGGCGCATTCAGAGAGTATCTGAGAAGCCTTTTCTGCTGCTTCTAGGTATCCTTGCAGCCTTGCTTTCTCTGCTATTCGTTTCCTGTCTGCCCACTCGCGTTTTTCAGCGTCGCTCCATGGTTTGGAGTTCCTATCATTCCACCATTGAAGAGGTTCCCCAGAGGCCCAGTCCATAGCAAATCCTCTGCGCCCATCGAACAAGTAGGCTCCGTTCTTTGATCTGGGATGATCTGCGGTTGGGCAACGATGAATCTTTCCATCTGCCTTGTAAAAAGAAGCAACCAAGCCAACGGCTGCCGCGAATTGTTCAAATGACTGGTGCATGGCTATGAAATTTCTCTTGTGCCGCAACCCTTGATCGGTGTGCGTCATATAAGGAATCAAACGAACCAAGAAATATTGATTTACCGTGATGACTTATGCGTGCGCGCCACTTTCCGTATCGAAAATCGACTCCGGGAAATCCGCTTGTATTGGATTTGCGTCTCGCCACGTTTTCTGCGTTTTGCTTATGGGTTGCAATTCGAAGATTTGCTATTCTGTTGTCGTCCTTAATGCGATTAATGTGGTCAATTTCGGATTCAGGAAACAGACCGTAGATGTAAAGCCATGCCAGTCTATGAGCCATATAGCGACGACCATCGACGCTTATGTCCCGATAACCGTTGGTATTGATGCGCCCAGGAGTTGCCCCGGCGACCTGTCCTCCAGCGGTAATCAATCGCGTAAAAACACCCGTTTCAGGGTTGTAGTGAAACAATTCCTTTAACCGGCTTTGTGTTAATTTTTGTGTTTTCATGCAGCCCTCGCCTTCGCATAAGCAATTCGCTTCTGCATGATGTGGTTCATGGTGGAGCGCAGAATTGGTACGTTCGGCTGATCATCGAACCGCCACTGCGTTGCAGGCTTGCATCCGGCCAGTTCCTGAAAGAGATACCAAGCCCTCTGGGGCGCCGTTTCAGGCTTGCCGTGCGATCTCGTGTAGGTACAAAGCTGTTCCCAGAGATGACGCTTGTCGTCGGCCAGCTTGGCCTTCCCTATCCTGATTTCAGCTAGCTCCCCAGGAACATGTTCGACCATGCTGAGTTTTTTGCGCTCGTGCCCGCATGCTATGCACCGCTTTCCACAAGGACTGAAGCCACAAGATGGGCATTTGCTAGGCTCCTTCTCTTCGTCGTCGCGGCGTATGGCTGAATCGAGTTTCTCACCCATATCCAGAGCGTCTAAGCCATTGAAGAAGATGTCCGAGAAGTCGTCAGCAAAGCGGATAATGTTTCCGCTGAAGTCGAGCAGGATGCAATCCGTCTTTCCGGTATCCGGGGAAGATCTGAGGCCCCTTCCCCACATCTGGATTGCGGTTGAAAGAGATTTCCTAAGAGGCCGGCAGTCGCACACACAGCCCACATCCTGAACGTCAAAGCCCTTTGCTAGGGCTTCAACGGATATAAGAACTCTCAGCGCCCCATCCTGCTTGGAATATTCATTGAGGAGGCTTTGGCGCTCGCTTGCGCTGGTATCTGAAGTGAACGTGGCCGCCATGATTCCAGACTCATTGAACTGTCTGCACATCTCTTCGCAGTGCGCGATGGTTGCACCGAAAACAATGGTCTTTCTGCCTTCAGCGTGCTTCTGCCATTCGGTAACGACATCACCAATGATTTCCATGCCGCGCTCGGCAGCCGCCTTATCTGTCCATTCCCCACCAGAAGTCTCCGCGCCGCGCATGTCGATCTTGGTGCAGGAGAAAATGCGCATTGGCACCAATACACCAGATTCAGTCAGGTCATGCATGGTCGCCGCGTTCACCAAGTTCGTGAATATCCGTCCCATTCCCTTACTGAATGGAGTTGCAGAAAGGCCAATCACATTGGCCCGGCAGGATTGAACGTGATCGGTCCAGGCTTTGTATTGCGTATGAGCTTCATCGATGACAATCACATCTGCATCCGGCCATGACCGGCGGGCTAGCGTCTGGACGCTGGCAATCTGGAATGGAAGCCGGGTATCCACGCGCCAATGGTTCGATTGAATAACGCCGTGGGCACTCAGGCCGTATCTGTCTGCAACCTCCGAAGTCTGATTAATCAACGTCGATCGGTCGCACACGAATAAAGCCTTTTTGTTTCGTAGAAGCGCCTCGTGAATGATCCGCATGCCGAGATAGGTTTTCCCCGCACCGGTTGGCGCCATGACTTGCTGGCACCTGTGCCCCGCCCTCGCACCCTGGCGCAACTTGTCGTGCGCGTCGTCTTGAAACGGACGCGGAGCCGGAAAAGTGGCTGAATTGTAATTGGCGTCGTGGCCTATCAGATCGGGCTGCATTTAGAAGTCCACCAGCCCCGCTTCTTTGGTTTCGCGTTCCAGTTTCTCGAACCTGTTCTTCCAGCTGCGCGCGAGCCGCTTCGCCTCATTGCATTCGTTCATCATGCCCCGGTTACGCTCTTCCAAAACCGTGACCAGCGCATTGAGGCGACGAACTTCCTTGACTGCTTCCGCGACTTGATCGTTGGCCTCAAATACCTTAGTCATGGATTCGATATCCTTATGTGCCTCACCAAGCAAGCGCACGTTTTCATCGAACTCTTCTTTCGGATAAAGAACCATGCCCTCAGGTACTTCAGGAGCCGGAACGGGTTTCGTTGTTTGCTTTGGAGTGGGCGGAGACGATACAGATTGAGCGGCTTTCGGGAGGCTGACCTCTCCATGAGCAACCTTTTTAGCTAACTCTGGATCAGCCTTTGCTACCTTGTCGGCCATGCGTTGAGTGCGTTCGCTGGCCCCGGATTGGGCGGCGCGATCTGCGACTGTATCCAACTTCGGAGAGGAATCCGGCAACGTTGCCGGTTTGCTCTTGTGCTGGTTTGCACCGCTTCCTCCTACCGTTTGCGCCTTCGCCCAATCCTGGGCGCTTGCCACGATTGCGGCCTGTTGCCCAGCCGACATGTGGCGCCGGTGGAGATTGGCTGATAGCACGAACGAAACGAGATTGACACCCTCGAATTCTGTGAATTGCGGTTCAACGCCAGCATCAAGACAGGCTCGGTATCGGTTGCCGCCATCCAGGATCATTCCTTGATGCAATATGATTGGATTGCGAATGCCGTTTAATTTGATGTCGTCGCAAAGAGACCGGAACTCGGCGCCTTCCATTCTGGGGAATAGGGTGCATAGCGGATGTAATTCATGTTTCATAAACCCAGCTCCTTTTTTACAATTGCGCACAACTTCAGCACAGCCTTCCGCTTCCCCTGCTTCGTCTTGCGCCGGCGTATGGCGTAGACAGCCAGATATGCTTGTTTGAGTTTCATGCCATGGCCTCTTCTTGCTCGAAGGAGAACAAATCGGCTTGCTCAGAGAGTGATTTCATATTCTTCACGGCCAGATCGAAATAGCTGCGTTTCAGCTCAACCCCGATAAAACGGCGCTTCATATACACCGCGGAATATCCCTCTGAACCGATACCAGCAAAGGGAGAAAGAACCAGATCCCCGGGCTTGCTCCAAAGCTCGATAGATCGCTCGATGACGCCAAGCTGCAATGGGCATATATGTCGCTCGTCTTCGTTCTCTCTGGCTGTACGGAATTGCAGGGTATCGCTCGGGTTAATATCGAACCAGACAGGTGACGCGTAGCGCTGCCACAACTCGACCGGAAACTCATCGTGAGTGTGAGAGATAGGATCTGGATTGACGCCAGGCTTACGGAACGTAACAAGGTAATCTGGCACTCCCTGGCGGCTCATGCTTGAGTCTTTGCGGATCGTCTTGTGCAGCAAACCGAGGGCTTTGGTACGCTGCATCGCTGTTACCGGGTCTTTCCAAATGCAAACCTCAGAGTGATAAATCCATCCATGAGATTGAAACAGCCGGATGATGTCGCCGCGGAAGTCATCAATTCCGATATAGCCATGATGCTGCTTACTGGTAGGTAGGTTCATGCAATGCACCGAGCACAGGCGCCCCGGCATCGTTACCCTTTCGAGCTCCTTGACCAGGTATCCGAAGTGCTGCATGAACTCATCCTTGCTCTTGCAATTGCCCATATCCCGATCCGAGTTCGAATAGGTATACAGGCTGGCAAAAGGAGGACTGAAGACGCTGAATCCGATCGATTCGGACTGGATCTCGCTGACCACCTCCACACAATCGCCAAGATGAATGGTCCAATCCTTCCCCCGGGCTATATCGCGCAGGTATTCTGATTTTTCTGCTTTCATGCCGAAAATCTCCCGTTGCATGAACTCTTTCATGTGCTCGACCATGCGAGCACTCATCTCGTTGTGCTGAGCCTCCTTCCGCTTAATGTTTTCCAGGATAGGAAGCTCAGCCTCGGTTAAAAACAAATGGACGTGGACAGGCTTCGTTTGCCCGAAACGCCAGCAACGTCGGATGCCCTGATAGAACTTTTCGAATGAGTTTTCCAGGCCGACCGATGCCATGTGGTTACAATGCTGCAGGTTCAGTCCGTACCCGAATATCGACTCTTTACTGATAATCTTTTTGAGGTCGCCAGAAAGGAAATCGGCTATTGCGCTTTCCTTGTGTTCGATTGAATCCGAACCGGTGACAGTCCTGGACTCAGAGAGAGATTTGCCAAGGGCATCGCTTTCGGGGTTTGTATGGCACCAGATAACCCACTGTTCGTTGCTTTCATTAACCAGCTCGGACAGGACGCCTACTCGATCGGACATGCTCTCGCGCTTCGCCGCGCGCTGTTCGTTCAGGCCCATTGCCGGCATGTAGAACAACTGCCCTTCAGCAGCCTTGTTCGACTCAATGATGTGTTCGTGGATATGAAGCGGAGGCAGGTTGTACGCTCCATCATCAAATCCCAGGTCTGAGGGCTTGCGAATAACCACGGCCCAGGTTGCAAGCCATTCCCAGAATCTCTTCTCGCCATGACCCTTTAAACGCCATTTGGAGGTATCGCCGCCGTCATGGGTGAAGAACATGGCGAGCATTTCCTCGCGGCTCATAACGCCTACAAACTCAGCCTGATTTCCAAGTTCTTCAAAATCGTTAGGTGATGGGGTAGCGGTGCAGGAAAGACGGAAAGGGACGCTTCTTGATGCATCAATGATCGACTGGCAAGTCTTCCCCGCGTAAGATTTGAGGATGCTGGATTCGTCGAGGACCAGGCCAGCAAAGGCCGAGAAATCGAACCGATCCATCATCTCGTAATTCGCGATAATGACTCCTTGTGGATCCGCAGGTTGCTCGCGGTGATAGGTGACCTTGATACCGAACTTTTCAGCCTCTCCAACCGTTTGAAGCGCCACCGATAGAGGTGCGAGGATCAATACCGGCTTCCCGGTGTGGTGCGTCACAAGGCTAGCCCAAGTGGTTTGCATTGCGGTCTTACCCAGACCGGTATCTGCGAATATTGCGGATCGGCCACGCCTCACAGAGAAGCGTACGATGGGCTTTTGGAACGGAAATAGGACTGATGGAAGATCATCAAGAGCAACATCAAAACCGGTCGGAATATCAGTAAGCTTCTTGCTTTCAAGAAACCCGCGGTAGTCCTGGCGATAAATAGGGGCACTGATCCGGCTATGCTCAGGGGATGAGCACTCAGCGCTGCGGTTTGGAGGAGACACCATGAGAGTCATCCCGCCCTCGCCACTTTCCGGCGTTCATCCACCTTTCCGACAATCACGGATTGCAGCCGAACAGCTGCGGCGATTACCTCTGTCAACTCTTTCTCCAGCGCTTTAGCTTCGTTCGGAGTTACTTCTCCATCGTCGAATACTTCATCCACCTTGCGCATGTAGTCACCAAACTCGGCACATGCCCTGCTGATAGCTTGAGGACGGCTTGGAGCGTTACAGACCGGCATGGGTATAGCGACGTATCCAAGTTCCTCGGCCATTGCATGAAGAATGTCAGCGCGTCCGGTGATGACTTGCATCAGGACAGCCTGCTTCAGCGTGAGGTGATTTGTCTCGCAATTAGGATTGAGCTTCGAGCGAAGGATTGCCGGATCGATACCCATCCTAGGCGCAAGTCCGGTTATTCCGCCTGGCGCATCGAGCCCTATCCGGTGTGCTGCATCAAGTACATTCACTTGAAACTCCTGAGAACGATTACAGAATGTTGATTAGTAGGCATGATGCGAACATGGACATCACGCATTGGAATAAAAAACCCTCTGAGAAGAGGGAAAGTTGCCCGGTTCAAGAGGGCGCAAGCGCCGGGCAGAAGGAAGAAAGCGGGAACCCCAAAGTGATAAGATTTGATTTCCACATCAACCATATCAAGAGGGATTCCCATGAGCGAAAACACGACTATTCAAAATCCGAATTTCGTATTGCTGATTTACTTGAGAGACGACCCTTCCAATACGCTAATGAACAGAATCGCCTACATGCAGCAGTCAGGGATGCCCATAAACCTAGTAGAGCGCGACGGCGTATTTCAGCTCTCAAACAACGCCATCCTTTTTGCTCAAACAAAAGCTCACGATGTGCTTGTAAAAGTATGCGCACATCTACTCGATGCAGATTTTCCTTATCTCCTAGTTCCAATTCGCTCGACCGAAGATTGGATAGTGGCTGGAACGATTCGGCCCAAACTGAAGCCCATTCTCGAAAGCTTGTCGGTATCGGTAATACCCTCCAGCGATTCGAATTAAAAAGACCGGAAGTCACGCAGCCTCCTTGGATTTGGGGGAGAAGATGTCGGGGCGGAGTTCGCGCAATTCGTATTGACGAAGCTTCGGTACTTCGTCTCCCCACTTGTAAACAGCCTGCACCGAGATATTCAAAGCTGCGGCAAGATCAGAAACTGTCCCAAATAGCGAAATGGCAAATTTAGTTTTCATGAATATATTAAACCACAGTTTACCTTTTTCTGTCAACCATAGTTTAATGAATAGATCGTATCATTCATTAATGAGCACATTAGAGCAAAGGGTATTGGAAGCTATAGAGGCAACAGGGTTAAACCCAGCAGACCTTGCCGCGAAGATCGGCATCAGCAAACAAGGGGTTTACGACTGGAAGAGAGGTGACTCTGTCTCTAAGATGAAGGGAGAAAACCTAGTGGAACTGGCCGAGCTATCTGGTTTCGAACCTTTATGGATAATGAAAGGAAAGGGCTCTAAGAAGAAATCACTGTCAGAGACCCAGAAAGATATTCTCACTTTAGCAAGCGGTATGAGTGACACTGCAATGCAACACTGGATTGCAATTGGCAAATCCCTGATATCCGTTATTCCGACTTCCAAAGTGGAAGATGAAACTGGGTTGTTTCCTGGAGCGCTTGGCCCTAGTCTCCCTATCGATCCTCGCGGCCTTAAACATAATCCAGACGCAGGCGATAAAATTGAACAACGACACAAGAGGACAAAGGAATGACAAAACCATTTGCTTTCGTTAGAGACACGATCTCGCATGACACGGTTGAGGCGTTCGAGACTTTGGCAGATAGGGCGAGGCGGGGAGAAATAACTGGAGTGGCGGCAACAGTAACCACTAGAGACAAGGAATTCAGTATGGTTGCCGCCGGTCTTCTCTACGAAAGCAAAACGTTTGCGGTTGGGACAGTCGTCATTCTGCTCTATCGCCTCGTAATGAGAGCAATAGGACGCGAAAAAGGATAGTAAACGATTATTAGACAGGCAGATCAATCACTTCAATTTGAGTTGTTGTGTATGTCTTGGATTCGATAAAATCCAGTTGTACCGCAGCTACAAGTCCGGCATCGAATATCTTTCTGACCGTGTCGGCATTCCACCCGCGTTGACGGGCGGTGTCTTTTATCGAAGATAAAACTTGATCCAAGTCTCGATGCTCGTTTAACCCATCCATTTAAGGCTCCTATGTCAAAAAAGAAAATTGAAAAAACAGCCGAGTACATCGGCAAATCCACAAGCGGGAAATCTTTTAACGTACATGAGTTCACCGAATTCCTTGATGTGACTACCATCAGCGATACCGAACCAAAATGGTTTCCTGGAATGCTCATATACAGACTTCCAAATGGCGATCCAGTAAATCATGTTGAAGACGACATATACGAAATCGTCAGAACCGGAGAGAAGATAAAACTCACAAAAACAACATAAACTCCTTTCATCCTTGCTCCCACAACCCGCTCACGCGGGTTTTTTTACGTCTTCAGTATTTGCAATTGTAGCAGAAATATTAAACTGTAGTTGACAGAATGTATTAAACTGTGGTTTAATTCTCCCATGCTGCAAACAAACAGCATGAACAAATGAATGGCTCCGCGTAAGGCGTAAGCGCGGTGGAGCGAAAAGATTCTCCGCCGTCGCGCCGGCGTTAAACAGGCCGTAGCAGTGAAAGAAGTCCTAGCTGGAAACTTCGATGCCTTGAGAAAGCTGGCAGCCTGGAACAGACAGGCACCAGATTCATACGCATGGAGATTGCAGCGGTCGAGGGTTACCGATCAACCGGACGCGGGGGCTAACCCAAATTCAGGCATGAAGCCGCAAAGATCGGAGACGTAGTCTCCAGCCGTATGAACATAACAACAACAGGATGCACCATGACTCAGTACCATAGAAATCGAATTCAAGAAGAGATAGATCGGCAAAACGCATGGCTGGAAGAGCAGGACGATCCGAGTTGGGCGGCGCCTCTCATGATTTTGGTCGGATTTATCGTAATCGTAGCACTCTGGTATTTCGGATAGGAGGCACCATGGAATTCTTCATTTACTGCATTGCATTTTCACTTGTCGCATCAATAGCCGTTGGCTTTTTTATCGAAGCAGGAGAGAGGGATGAGTGAGCAAATCAAAGGTTCTTGGGAACCGGTTCAGGAAGCCATAAAAGATTACCTGAGCGACTACGAGCTATATGACGGTGAAATCTGTCACGTGCCGAATGAAATTGAATCGCTATTGATTCATGACGCTATAGCTGGGTTGCTTGAAGACGAGAACTTTCAGAAAGAGTTCGTTAAATGGCTGGGGCAAGCCGCCCTCTCTACCCGCAAGGTGTATGGGTTCGGAGTAATTTCAAAAACTGAACCACAGAGACTGGTCTACGAGACGCAACGATCCGCCGAAATGGAGTCTTCTTATTTAAATAAGCACTGCAAGGAGGGCTCTCCTTTCCGCCCCGTCGAACTCTTTTACGAGGATCAATCATGAGTCATACCAAAGGAAAATTATCTCTGAACAAATACGGAAATATCAAAACAGAGGCCGGAGATGATTTCAGGCTGAACGGCGCAACTCTGTCCGGGAACGATGTTGCTTTGGCAAACACACGTCGCCTAGTTGCTTGCTGGAATGCGCTTGATGGAGTTCCAACTGAATGGCTGGAAAACTACGTTTCTGGCAACGCAGAAAACGTATTGCAGGAAAACGCTGCTCTGGTTAAAGAGCGGGATGAGTTGGTGGCTTCGCTGCGGGAAATAACCGATTTCGCATCTCGCCAAGTCTGCCAGCACGAAGAAACTCACCGAGGCGGTTCTATTTGGGAAATATGCGATTCATGCGGAGAAAAATGGGCCGATGATAAAGGTGGAAAGCCAGTATGGAGAGACCCGATTGAAATAGAAAACGCCATAAACGTTCTATCCAAATACCCGGAGGCATCGTGAGCTATCCATCAGAGCTGCTGCAATGGTATGACGGAAGAGTCGGCGAGCGTTCCGACGAGCTTGTAATTGCCGAGAACAAACGGTTCGAGCTTGTCGAGAAGCGCCCTGTCCCGCTCAATCTCACCGACACAGAAATTCTGGACTTTCTGGGCGAGTATTGCACAGGTTACAGGTACGAATCAGCCTGCTCAATGCTGCCAGGACGATTTGTAATTCAATGCTATGGAATGGATGACACAAGCGGGAAAACGCTGCGCGAATCCGCGTGTTTGGCCGCGGCGAAATGGGAGGAGGCGAACTCGTGACAACAAAAAAGCAGCCGCACAACTTCAACGGAAAAATTTGCCACTGGCGTTATTGCCGGAATTGCGGATTAGTGAATCTGAAAAACGATGCCACACAACAAAGAATTAAACAGGGGTGCACAGGATGAAAATCTATGGCAGCGACATAGCGAATGCTGTCTCAGCGATGGAGCGAGCTGCTCAGTTTATTCGTGAGTCTGATAAGGCAAACTCATGTTCTTCAATAACTCTGCGGGTTGATCTTGAACATGGCGCGCAGCGTCTGAAATCATCGCTCGGGTTAATCGATGTGGAAATCAAGGATGACAAATGATGAGTGAATTGACAGTGGTAAAGAAGCAGGGGCTTGTCGCAAAGATGGCGGATAAGTTCGGAGTTGATGAATGCATTAATTGGGAAGGATCTGTGCTTCGATCAGGATATGGGCAACTGACACACGAAGGGAAGCATCAGGTCGCGCACAGATTCTTCTTCGAGAAGTATGTGGAGCAAATAGCGCCGGGTATGTGGGTTCTTCATAAGTGCGACAACAGATTATGCGTGAACCCAAAGCATTTGTACCAAGGAACTCCTATTGATAATAGGGCTGACATGCTCGATCGCAGCCGATGGAATCATCCGTGGAGGAAGCGATCGACATGCGCCAAGGGACATGACTACGAGACCGGCGGATTTTACCTCTCAAAATCTGATGGATCGAGGGTATGCAGAACGTGCCAGAGAGAAGCAAAGCGAGCTCAAAGAGCAGTTTTAAAGGAAGTGTCAGCATGAATACTGAAGTTATGAAGAAGCCAAGTCTTGTCCAGAAAATGGCAGACAGATTTGGAGTAGACGCAGACAAATTAATGTCAACTCTGAAGAATACAGCGTTCAAGGTGAAGGACAAGGAAGTTACGAACGAGCAGATGATGGCTTTATTAGTCGTCTCCGATCAGTACGGCCTCAGCCCTTTCACCAAAGAGATATATGCCTATCCCGACAAAGGAGGCATCGTTCCCGTGGTTGGCGTTGACGGCTGGTCCCGGATCATCAATGAGAATCCTCAACTTGACGGAATTGATTTTCGGTTCAGCGAAGAAACACTCGATCACAAGGGCATAAAGTGCCATGAGTGGATCGAATGCGTGATCTATCGCAAGGACCGTCAGCACCCCACGATTATCCGGGAATTCTTCTCTGAGGTCGCAAGGAAGCTCGCCTACCCTACACCATGGGATAGCCATCCCAACCGCATGCATCGCCACAAAGCGCTTATACAGTGCGCCCGCGTAGCCTTCGGTTTCGTTGGTATTTACGACCAAGACGAAGCAGAGCGGATCATCGAAAAGGACGTTACCCCCGTCAAGGAATCGTTCAAGTCTATCGGTCAAGCCGACCTGGATTCTCTTTCCGATGACGACATGAATTTCGTGAACGAGCGTACTGACGAGTTTATTCGCTTATTCAATCTTCCCGACATGGATAGCGCAAACGAAATCTATGAAGAGATGATGGGCAGTGAGCCAGAGCTCGCTAGCAGTTTCAAATATCTCATTGGTAAAGAGCGAATGTCAGCGCTCAAGAAATACCGCAGCGCAGCCAAACGCGAATCGCAAATCAATGCGCTTATGGCGACACAGGATCAAGCATGACCGACCTAAAACATTTTGGCAATCGCCGGCGCATACCCTGGGCCTCAATCATCAAAGGTCTCCTCATAGTGGCCGCTCTGATCTGGATGGGGGAACGTGACCGGCAGCATGTCATCGAGAAAAATGCGCTGACTGATGTCGTGCACACACAAGCTCGCATCATCGACACGATGCCGTGCGCCGGCCTTGAAATGAGTATTCCGATTGGAAGGGTTGAGTCGTGAAAAGAAGGACCATCAACCCTTGAACGGCGGAAGAGGAAAGGATTATGCGGACGATGTACGGAACGATTACGTACAGAGAAATAGCCAAAATTCTTTGTCGATCCATGAGTTCGGTAGAAGGAAAGGCAAAAGATATGCAGCTTTCTTATTACGAAATCGAAACTCCGCAATTGTTCAAAGCGAATATCAGGATTAACAAGCTCGGAAAGAATGATCGCATCCCGCTAATGCCTGGGTTACTCGATCTCCTGAACAGCATGTCAGGATGCATGGGCCCCACAACGCCACAAGTCACAAAGAATAGACTCGCAGACACAATGCAGTCTCAGATCAAAAGGATGCTAGCCAGCGGCATGACTGGAAACGCAATAGCGCACGAAATCGGAGTACCGAAAAGCACTCTTTACCGGCACATCAAAGAGATGCGAGCATGACCTTCCGCGACAAATCGGCGGACGTGACACTGAACAATGCAAACGAGGAAATCATGAGAACGAAATACGCAAGATCTGACCCACGAAACCCTGATCCGAAAGGTGATTTCGCTCGTCGCGAAAGGCTTGAGGCAGAAATTGATGCGCTCAAGATGGAACTTATCGAGGTGCGATCTGAGTTAGTGAAATCAGGAATGGAACGATTATCTCTAATGTCCGAAAACACTACCTTTCGTGAGGAGTTATCCGGTTTCGATTCACTGAATCGAATAGCGAATAAGGAGATTGATGCTCTTAAAGCAGAGAAAGAAGCCTGGGAAGTTTCGGCTCACGGACTTGCACAAGCGCGTGACGGATATGAAAGAAATTGGAGAATGGCAGAGGGTAAGATTGCAGCGCTCAAGGCCGAAAACGAGCGGCTGCGGGCGGATGCGGAGCGCTTGGATTGGCTCGAAGCACATCCTAGACTTGGAGAAATCCATGTCGATGGCGAAGTGAAGGATTGCTATCTTTATGCTGTGTCCGGCGCCCTCGGTGTTCCTCTGCGCGCAATCATCGACGCCACCATGAAAGATTTTTCAACAACTCAAGAAGGAGATGACGGAATGCGATAAGTAACTGTGGATCGACGCCCGGTTTAGGGATAAGGCCGGGCTCTTCGGCAGGGGTTCTGTAGTGCAAAGGAGAAATTGGGCAAATTCCGCTCGACCAGCCAAGTATCCTGAGCAGCGGACTACAGAATCCCTACCGAAGAGTGTGAATGCGTAGGCTGATACGCATGGAGATTGACCGCTTGAAGCTGAAACTCAAGTGCTATGGCAATCACTATGGATTGCCTAAATGGATGCACCGAAAAGCTACACGGAGCAACGGTTCAGTCTCCAGCCGTATGAGTACCCGATACTAAAGGAGAGTGAGATGCCATTTGAGATTTATTTAGTTGCTTGTTTACAGTTTATGGCGGTTTTCTTGGTACTGCTTCCTATTAATATATGGTTGACAAACAAGGCAATAAACTTACTAACGGCGTATTACGCAAAACGCTTGCGGAAAGAGGGATGGAAATGAACCTGCCCGAAGGATGGCCGACAGAATACGAAAAATTCTCGACATGGTGGGAAAATCAAAAATCCTACATGGCCGCTTCCAAGTTTGAGTATTGGGAATGCTGGCAAGCATCGGCACTCGCTGCCCCGACACCGCCAGCGCAGCAGGATGAGCCAGTTGCTTGGCTAATTCCACATGTAATGGAAGGAATGCAGATATCGGGGAAAGAAATAGATATTTCCGGTTCGATAGGTTGGAGTGCCTGTATATTTTGCGACACTCGCACTGTTGCCCGAGTTAATAAGAACGGTAGTGAATTCTACCCAAAACCCCTATACACCCGCCCGGACGATAAGCTGCGGAGGGCGGCGGAGGAATTGATTGCCACATACGATTTTGCTTGCAAAGAAGATGGATGCTATGCATCAAATAATCACGTAGAGGCCCTCCGCGCCGCGTTGGAGAAATAATGTTCCTCACGCCTGAAGAGATATGATCGGCTACTTCACAATTCGAAAATTCGCTGAACTCAGCGGCTATAGCGAAGAAGCTGTCCGTGCTAAGATAAAAGACGGCACCTGGATGGAGGGACGAGTTTTTCGTAAAGCTCCAGATGGCCGGATATTAATCTCAGCTGAAGGTTACGAATCATGGGTAGAGACGGGTCTGGGGTCCGTGAGGTCTCAAAAACATCGTATGAAATCTCCTTCACCTATAAAGGCATTGCCTGTAGGGAAAGGATCAAGCTCAAGCCCTCCACCGCTAACCGCAAGCGCGTAGAAAACCATCTGGGGGCAATAAAAGATGCGATCGACCGCGGCATCTTCAATTACAGCGATACCTTCCCAGCCTCTCCGCGCCGATTGCTCTTCATAGAGTCAAAGGGAGAAGTTTTAACTCTTCAGCAATACCTTAACGATTGGCACGACTCGCAAAGGCAGCATCTTAAAGAAAGCACTTGGGATGATTACCGTAAGACAATTAAACGGATAAACGAGGCATTGGGGAAGACCGTTCTTTCTGAATTGAAACGCTCACACGTAAAAGATTTTCTCAAGAACATGGAGGTAAGCAACAAAACACTTTCCAACATCCAAAGCCCTTTAAGGAAGGCACTGCAGAACGCGGTAGACGACGAGATAATAGAGTCCAATCCTTTATTTGATTGGACATACGCACGTCAAGAAGCTCCAAAAACCACCGACGATGTAGATCCGTTTACGGCGAAGGAGCAAGCCGCTGTTCTTGCGGAAATGACCGGACAGGGGAAGAACCTTTTTCAATTTGCATTCTGGACCGGCATGAGGACTTCAGAACTTGTTGCTTTGGATTGGGAGGATATAGATTGGCAGAGAAGAATAGCTTATGTAAGGAAAGCCAAGACTCAGGGATCAAAGAAGATCGAAAAGACCAAGACCGAGTCATCTACCAGAGAAGTGAAGCTGCTTGATCCAGCTTATCGCGCACTCACGGCACAGAAGGAACATACACTGCTTGCAGGGAAGGAGGTATTCCAGAATCCCCGAACACTTGAACGATGGGCAGGAGACAAACCAATCCGGCAATGTCTATGGATGCCAGCGGTAAAGAAAGCGAATGTCAGATACAGACGGCCATATCAAACCAGGCACACCTACGCGAGTATGATGCTCTCAGCAGGAGAACCCCCTATGTGGGTAGCCGAGCAAATGGGGCATAAAGACTGGGCGATGATCCGGCAAGTCTATGGAAAGTTTATGCCGGAGGCTACCCCGAATGCAGGAGATAAAGCGGTAAGTATTTTTGCAGAAAAAAGCTGTGATTGAGCTGTGATTCCTGCCCAAAAACCCACCTATTTGTCACCATTTTAATCTATTTCTTTATAAGAAATACCAATTAAAACAGTAACTTGTTGGTTGCGGGGGCAGGATTTGAACCTGCACAAGTCCGCATGGATAGGACTTTTCACAAAAATGCTGTGATAAAGCTGCGATTCTTTCAAAAAGAATTATTTTTGATTGCACCCTTTCACCGCCGCACGCAGCTTAATCTCGCATACCCAGCGCTCTTCGATCTCTTTCCGAAAAGCGCGATTGATTGTTACCGGATCGTCATTTGCTGACACTCGATCCACGGCATACGCATCCTTGCACTCTGTCGGAGTCTCAACGTTACAGTAGATCGGCACCGGTTTCTCTACGATCTTGGTTTCGATGATCGGCTTTGCTGAACAACCGACAAGCGCAAGGCTAATTATGGCGACTCTGTACATATTCCTTTTGCTCCTGAACGATAGCCGCGCACTGTGCGTTCGGTTCCGGTGATACCGGCGGGAGTGATTTAGTGGCAGCGGCGGTCGCTTTGTGCCGGGAAATTGTGACTTCGGCGTTCTTCATCGCATCTGACGCAGCTTTCTCGCGCTCCGCTACGGCATCGGTAATCACCTTCACGCCCTGCCGCACGCCCTCGATGTCAGTGGCGCAATTCGCGTTGGCTGTCTGGAGTATGGCGTTATGTGACTCGACTTTTTCTTTTTCAGAGACAGCACGGGCAACTTCTGCGCCATCTTTCCAGCCCTTTACTCCCCACCCTGTACCGAAACCTGCTGAGAAGATAACCGCAGCCACGAGGGCATAAATTGCGATTGTTGGCACCCTTACTTACCCCTTAACTCATTAATTTAAATCGATTATAGGGCTTCCTATGAAGCCGGTTTTTGCATAATAATTAAGCAAAGGTAGGGACAGCCCCATGGTCATCCCCTTAACCTTTCAGAGTTGCTTAGGCTGCGGCTTGGGCCGCAACGTTTTGGTCGCCCAGATCGGTCAGAGCACCAGCAATAGCTTTTTGAGTCGCCACGATTTGCGGATACTCCATCGTGTAGAAGGACGCCACGACATCGGAGGCCACAACGCCATCATCGCCTAGATATTCCATGGTTATACGCAGTTTCGGATTTGCCATTTTCAATTTCTCCACAGTTTCAGTTTTGGCAGAATTGCCGTACATCTTCATCACCACATTCCCGCTCTTGAGGCGACGGGATTTGCCTATGAGGCCCATGCTGGCGAGGTAGCCCTTAATAGCGCGATGCTCGGCAAACGTGGGCGCATCATCCGTGCCACGGAAGACCATGCCCTTGAATTCGTATTCGGTACCTGTGACATGGACACTAACAACGCCCCGGTATGGATAGTCGGCGGGACCGGAGTAAAGGAAGCGGATTAATCCGACTGTCGGCTCAAGCCATTCAATCGTTACCGTGAGACATATCTGCTTGTGGCCGAGCATCTCCCATATTTCGGTCACGCTCTACCCTCGCATATGGCCCGCTCCTCTGCTCGCCTTTTCACCAGGCCGGGTAGCACCTTTCGCCCGGGCCCATACTTGAATGCTTCGATGCGCGCGCAGGCCTCGGCGTACCGGCCCGCGTTGATCAGATCGATCAGGTTGGGCGGCTTGCCCGGCGCAGCTTTGCGGCAGAATGTTCCGACTCCCACGTTATAAGCCAGGCGCACGTAGGCTTCGTACTCGTACTGGTACAGGGGTGCGGTGACGCATTTCTTCACGCCTTCGGCATAGATTCCCTCGATTTCGTCCAGAAGCCGCACAAGCGAGCGTGTTGGCGTGGTTTTGTCGCCCATCCTGACGCCGCTGGTGGAGCCGAATCCGATGGTTGGCACGTCGCCGGGCACGGGAATGTAGGCTTCCTCCCGGTAGCCCTCGTGCACTGCAATTCCTACCAGCGTCGAGGCGGCCAGCACCATCGTGGCAACAGAGGTGCGAATCTGGTTCGGGTTTAGCTTGATCATTACCAAGTTCCAGGACTAGGACTTTTCATTGTGCCAATCCTTGATCTATTAATCTTGCAGGAGCCACCAGCGCGGCGAACAGCACACTCAGCGCGCCGATCACCGTTCCTACGGCAGCCCATGCTTCAGGAGACAGGCCGAACAGTCCAGCGGGCAGTAGCGCCAGCGCTTGCTGAAACGCTCCGAGCAGAGCCGACACAGCGCCGAGCTTGATGCTCCACGCCTGCTTCAGAACGTCCTTCCAGTTCCACACCAGATTCATTTTTTTCCTTCAACGTGTTCTTTCAAACACTCAAGCTTTCCGTTAATCGTATCCTTCAACTCGCCCGCATGTATGCCGGCGCATGGATGGGCATCCGGCGCAGGTAGTGCAGGAGTAGCCTTAGGCGCCTGCGGTTTATGCTCCTTTGCTTTCGGAGCCTCAGCTTCCCGCGGCGCGGTAACATTGATTTCCGGGGAAACCGGGATAGGCTTCTGTTCACTCGGTGGAACGGTGCAAGCCGCCAGAACGATGGCGGCGACAATCATTATTGTTCGCATCATCTTCTCCTAGGCCATTGCTCGATGATCCTGTCGAGCTTGTCGTTAAACTCGCGCATCGTTTCACGCTGTTCCGCGCGGGTGGATTTGATTTCGTCGCTCAGGCGCTCATTGGTGCGCTCTTGGTACAGCTCACCCCTTTTGAGGCTGGCGATATCGTTCTGCACCGCGTTGTAGGTCGCATAACCAGAACCTACCAGTCCAGCAAGTGCAATGATCCCGCTCCAAGAGATCGTGAGGTTAGATGGACCCCTACGAGGTTTCTCTTCCCCTTTTTCATCACACGTCATGCTTACCCCACGAGCCAAGCGAACATCATCATGACAATCACTGCAGCGCCAGCAACGCACAGAATCGCTGCAGTCCAGTTGGAGTTCTTCACCTTGTCCAGAAGCGAATCGGCCTGAGCGTCAGCATTGCGTACCGCGTCTATCACTTTTTGTCCTTCGTCTTTGATGCTCATTGCCGCCTCCTATACTTGGTCATAGTTACGTCCATAAAAAAAGCCGCTTTAAGCGGCTTTTCTCCCTGCTGCTGCCCACGCTGGATCAGGGTGATCACTCACCGCTCCTATGCTAGGTGGATTGGTATGATACTTCCCGAAAAAATCTCTTCCGCCAAAATACACTCCACCCCGCTTTACCGTTGCGGCTGTTGCCCTGTTTTCCGAGTCGAGCAAAGGATTTACCAGAAGAGTACCGGTAAATACTGATCCGCGCTCTGCCGCGGAGTATCCGTAAATGCAGTTATTCGACCCAGTAAACCCCACTGCAGTGGGATGCAAATCGATCCCGTATTGCACATCCCCGATGTGCCTCAGGACGTTGTTCGATATGTCGCCATTCCGGCAGTTCTGAAAAAATGTTATTTCCCCATTGTTTCGGATTCCGACTGCGCCTAAATTATTGTCGTAGAAAGTGTTGTGCCTTGCAGTAATGTATCCTGCCGAACTCGCGGCAATCCCGGACGCCTGGTTACCATACGCTATACACGCCTCGATCAAATTGTTGTCCCCGAGATTGCATGTAAACCCAGCGCCGCCGTTGTTGTACGATTTATTCCTGCGAAATATCGAGTTGTCAGTCCAATTATCGAAAGCGAAACCATGCCCCTCGACAAAGGGCGAAGCGGGATCATTAACATTCCCCCAGGCCTCGCAATCCTCTACCAGCAGGTTATAACAACGCCCCCAGGCATATTGCACGCTCTGAGATGCCGGGTTCGTCGCCGACCCGACATTGATGTAAAGGTTTCCGCCGCTTACGCCAAACTCGCCGAGGCCGGGAGTGGTCGGCGTGCTTGTATTCTTAGACAGACGGCCATATCCAGATACGCTAGTCTTAACGTAATACACATCTGTTTGGTATGGCGATATCAACGCGTAATACCAAATCGTACCTGTTGAATTTGTCCAGCCGGAGGAAGTAAATTCCTGCAATCTGTATTTGCTGGAAAATCCGTGCCCACCATTCGGTGCGTTAAAGCCGTTACCATAGAACTTGCACCGCCGCATGATTACGTCATGCACCCCGTTCGGCAAAAATCCATGAACCGGGTTATTGAAGAAATGGCAATCTTCGAACAAATAGTTCCCGGTATCTCCGGTTGATGTCGCCGTCCCGCCAATGGTCAACCCCGAGCCGCTTGTGGCTCCCGCCTTTGCCCCGGTGAAATAACACCTGGCAAACTTGTGGTTTGAATTCGCAGTGGATCCGCTTGCAAGAATATAGAGCGTATAACTCGTGCGGCTTAGGGCATCGAAGTAAAGGTCATAGAAATCGATATTGCTTAGCCCAGAGCAGTTGGCAATGAAATCATTATTCAGCGTACCGGTCGGCGGCGGCGTAATCGTCGCATATGGGACCGATGCTGTGCCGTATGCTCCTATGATCGTCCTATTGGTCGA